GACCGGTCAGCCGCTGTTTTACGCCGATTACGATTACAAGCACTGGATCTTCGTGCCGACCCCGGCTGCGGATTACCCGATGGAGATCCTGTATTACGAACTGCCGCCGCTGTTGGACGACACGAACCAGACCAACTGGCTGACCGAGTTTGCGCCGAACCTGTTGCTGTACGGGTCGTTGGTGGAAGCCACGCCGTTTGTGAAGGACGATCAGCGCGTTCAATTGTGGCAGACCTACTACGACCGGTCGCTGGCTGCGCTCAATGGCGAAGACCTCCAGAAGATCGTTGATCGGTCCACGAATCGCCGGGAGGCATAACCTGTGACTACCTACACGCAAGTTTTCGGAGGTACGAACCTCTACCCGAGCGATGTCTCGTACCGCTATGTATCGCTAACCATTGATCAGGTTTTGGACTGGCCGCTTGAGGCTGCTCCGAGCACCGATGTCGTTGCGAAGATCATGGACGTTAATGCGACGACGACCAGCCTTGTCATTACGATGCCGGATGCAACTCAGGCTGGTACCGGCGAGACGGTTCTCTTTAACAACGTCGGCGCAAATACGTTCACGGTCAAGACCAGCACCGGAGTTGTCATCTGCGCCCCTCAGTCGGGTACGACGTTTCAGATTTACCTGACCGATAACAGCACGGTTTCAGGTACGTGGCGCTCGTTTCAGTACGGTGCCTCCGTATCGTCCACGAATGCGGCTGCGCTGGCTGGTCTTGGTATTAAAGCAATCGCAACGACTCTTAACCAGTCGATGCCGGTTAGTACCTTTAATACCAACTACACGACCGGTACTAGTGATCGTGCTAAAGCGCTTGTTTGGACAGGCGGTGCTGGAACGCTGTCGTTTAACAGTGCGCCGTCTCTTGGCAGCGATTGGTTCGTCAATGTCCGCAATAACGGTACCGGCGATTTAACGCTTGACCCCAACAGCTCTGAGCTGATTAACAGTGCAAGCACACTGACGTTGGCACCGGGCGATAGCGCGATTGTTGTCACAGACGGTTCGCAGTTTTGGACGATTGGCCTTGGCCAGTCTGCGGTTTACGCTTTCAGCCTGTTGCAGATTGACATCTCTGGCAGCGGTAACTACACGCTGTCTGTTTCTGAGCTGAACAAAACGGCATATATATTTACGGGAACCTTAACCGGCGACCGATACGTTGTTGTACCGACTACGATTCAGCAGTACTGGGTTAGTAACCAAACAACCGGCTCTTATCAATTTGGCGTTAAGACAGCCGCTCAAGCCATCCCCGGCGTTACACTGGCTCAAAACGCAAGAGCGATCTTTTACTGCGACGGAACTAATGTTGTAGACGCGGATACTTCTACCGTATCTCTTCCGGTGCAGATTAGTCAGGGCGGAACGAGCGCAACGACAGCCAGTAGCGCAAGAACAAACTTGGGTGCAACGACGGTAGGTAACGCGGTCTTTACCGCAGTCAGTCAGTCCGCAGCCCAGATTGCATTGGGTCTTGACCCCATCGAGGGCGGTACGTACTAATGCCGCTTCAGCCGGTCATTATTCGCTCTGAAGCCGGTGTCAAGCGCGACGGTACCAAGTTTGAGGGCAACTACTACGTTGACGGGCAGTGGGTCCGATTTCAGCGTGGACTGCCTAGAAAGATGGGTGGGTATCGTGCGCTGCAAGATCGCTTGGATGGTATTGCTCGTGGTATGCATGTTCACAATCACAATGCATATACATACGTGCACATCGGCACATCAGATGGTGTGTTCCGCTTTCGATTAGATCAGAACGGCCTTTCCAGCGTTGTTACCAATCGCACCGATCCCAGTTACGTTTCAAATGCCAACAACATGTGGCAGTTTGATGTGGCGTTTAACACCACAAACAATCAAAACGAAATTCTGGCGCATGTTGCTCCGAACGTAGAAGACATTTCGTCGGATGCCGCTGGTCAGTTGTACACCGGGTTTGATAATGGCACTGGCACGCTGACTCCGGTTCCGTCGCTGACTATCTCTGGCGGTATCGTTGCGCTGGCTCCGTATGTATTTGCGTATGGATCTGACGGCTTTATTCAGTGGAGTCGCGCTGGTTATACGGATGATTGGACTGGTGGTGATGCGGGTTCTGCGCGTATTACGAGCCAGAAGATCGTCAAAGGTCTTCCGCTTCGATCCGGTGCCGGTAACGCACCTTCGGGTTTGTTCTGGTCTTTAGATTCGGTGATTCGTGCCACGTATGTGGGCGGCGCTTCTGTATTTCAGTTTGACACCATTACTTCGCAGTCAAGCATTCTCTCGTCGCAGAGCGTGATTGAGTACGATGGTATCTACTACTGGTGCGGTGTTGACCGATTCTTGATGTTCAACGGCGTGGTTCGCGAAGTTCCAAACAGCCTGAACTTAAATTGGTTCTACGACAATCTGAACTACTCTCAGCGCCAGAAGGTCTTCGTATTCAAAGTCCCGCGCTGGGGCGAAATCTGGTGGTGTTATCCGCGTGGTAATGCAACCGAATGTACTCATGCTGTTATCTACAACGTGCGTGAGAATACGTGGTACGACACAGTGCTTCCGAACAGCGGTCGCTCTGCTGGAATGTATGCTCAGGTCTTTAGTTCCCCGCTTGTGGTGGGCGTGATTGATACCGAGACAGTTCAGTATCGTGGAACTGAAACTAGCGAACTGCGTATCACGGAAGATAACCAGCCCCGCATCATTAATGATCCCAAGGGCTACGTGGTGTGGCAGCACGAATACGGCACCGATGAAATTAACGGCACCAGAATTACGCCAATTCAGTCGTATTTTGAAACGGCGGACATGTCGTTAATTGCATCTGAGCAGCCCCAGAATATGGCGGTTCGCGTGGAGTACATGGAGCCGGACTTTGTGCTATCGGGCAATATGACGGTGCAAGTTACGGGTCGCGCTAACGCCAGAGCCGGTGAAGTTACAAGCGATCCGCAGACTATCTATGCAACGCTGACCGACCGACAGCAGCAGTTGGTGTACTTCCGAGAGATCCGTCGTGAGATGCGATTCCGCTTTGAGAGCAACACGCTGGGCGGTAACTACCAGATGGGTCAGATCATCGCTCACATCGAACCGGCTACGGGTACGGTCCTTGGAGAGAATCCATGAGAACGCATCGCATCGTAGATCCGCGTGGGATGGAGTTGCAGTACTGGGCGGATACGCTGTGCTTGGACTTGGACGAGTATGCGGTGATTCCGCAGTTGTATGCAGAATCCGAATGGCAGAACTGGGCGGCGGGTTTGATTGGTATCAACGGTATCTCGCAGTTGAACCCTCCGTCGCCTTATCAATTTGACGACTGGCGCGAATGGGCGCTTCGCTTCTATCAAGTTTTGGACTAGGTGAACTATGGCTAATTACTACACGTATGGAATGGTTCCGGATGTAGATGAAACTGTCTACGGAACTTCTGTTAGCTATGGTGGGTTGGGAAACCCTGAGTACGTAGAACCCAGTTCTAGCGAAGAGCCGGTAGCGGTTAATCGTGGATTGCCGGAAGAAGAGCCGGTCGGTCCGTCGCCGCTTGGAGAATACAACGCTCCGCAGCCGATGCCGGAAAGCAAAAGCGATCAGCCAGCAGCGCCTTATATTCCGCCCGGTCTGGAAGCGGCTTTCTTGCGTATGCAGGGAAAGTCTCCTGAGCAGTTGGCTGCTAAAGAAGCTGCTGCCGCGCAAACAAAACCACAGCGAGAAGTGCTGTCTGATCTTCTGAAAAACAATCAGTTTGATGCGGCATTTAAGTACGCCAAAGACAACAACATACAGAACCTTCTTATTGATCCTAACGAACTGAAAACTCTTCGTGGTCCGTTTAGTAACGATGAAATGAAGTCGTTCTTTAGTGCTCTACCTAAGGACTTTATGGGCGAGCAAAGCGACGAGGAAGTTAAGTTTGATCCTGCCGCTGGCCTTGAAGCTTCGTTACAACAGCAGACGATGCCATCGGGGCTTTCTGCGCTCGGCCTTGGCTCGGGAGTTCCGCAAGTTCAAAGAGCATTTATTCCCCTTGAGCAAAAGAAAGAAGATGGTCTGTTTGAAGACATCATAAAAACAGTTCTTGCTGCTGGCACTTTGTATGCCGGTGCATCGGCGTTACCCGGACTTATTGGCGGCGGTAGTGCTGCCGGTGCTGGTGGTGCTGGAGCTGCTGGAGCGGGTGGCGCCGGGGCTGCGGGTGCCGGTGCTGCTGGTTTAACTGGTGTTGTTCCGACCGGCTTGATTCCGGGTGCGGTTAGCGCGGCAGGGCTTGGAACGGCCACGTTCCCGATGGTTGCTGGGTTAAGCGCTGCCGAAATGGCTGCTCTTGCGGCTGCGGCTGGTGGGGCTGGAGCAGTGGCTGGATCTGGCGGAGCATCAACTGGATCGACTGCGTCTACTCCGACAGCACCAGAAGCACCTCTTGAAGAAGTAGTTATTACTGCTCCAAGGCCTCCGATAATTCCGCCTGCTGTTGTCGCACCTGCTGTTGGTGCGCTTACCAATATTGTTGCAGAGCCGTCTATTACTGAGCCTCCTCTCGAAGAGGTGGTTATTGAAACTACTAAGCCAACTGAGCCTCCAGTAGTTACGCCTCCGGTGGTTACTACACCATCTAC